CGTTGTTTCGGCAACCGATATCGGTTCCAACGCCAATATTTCGCTAGCAACCCCTGGCAGTGAAGCTGTGGGTATTTCGGGCGTTGCGCTTGATGTTGCGACCATCGAAACGGATGCGGATTTACAAGTCAAAATCCTTCGCGTTTTGAACAATGTAGTCAATGAACTCGGCACTTACACGATTGTCGAAGTCAAAATCAATGCCCTTACGGGTGCGCCAAACACGGCAGGAATATAGGAGTATATTTAAATGGTTGAATTAAATAAAAATAACCTTGGCGGCACGATGACCACAGGCTCAAGCCCTAGACGCTTGATGCCCGGTGTCCGTTCTTTCTGGGATTCCTTTTATGGGGCACCGGAATTTATGGTCGAAAAAATGTACGATACCACTTCTTCGGATAAAGCTTATGAGCTTGATGTTGAAGAAGGCGGTTTCGGTCTGGCTCCGGTCAAAAATGAAGGTTCTCCGATTAAGTATGACTCAACGAAGGCTTTCAATGAAACCAGAACCAGGAATGTTACCTATGGTTTGGGATATATAATCACTCGTGAAAATATTGAGGACAACCAGTATGACGAATTGATTAAACGCCGTACCAAATCATTATCCAACTCGATGAAAGCCACAAAGGAATATGTCGGTTCTCTTCGTTTTGCAAACAATGATATAATTGCCGACAGTCAGCCCTTATTCTCAGTTGACCATACGGTTGTCGGCGGCGTTCAATCGAATATATTGGATACTCCGTCAGCATTATCGCGCGCTTCCTTGGAAGACGTCTGTACGATGATTACCGAGATGAAGGATATTCGCGGGCTTCCGATTGCAGCAATGCCGAAAAGGCTGGTTGTGACGCCTAAAGATCAATGGAACGCCAAACGTATCTTGAATTCTTATCTGGAGCCCGATACCCCTAACAATGCGGTTAACCCGGTCAGGGAAGTATTCTCCGGCGGTTTGGTCGTCAATCCGTACTTTACCGGCTATAACGATAATATCTGGTTTGTAAGGACCAGTATTGACGATGCCTTTAAATATCAAATCCGTCGTGAGATTGAACTTGCTCAGGATGATGAGTTTGATACCGAAAATCTCAAGGTTAAAGCAACCGAGCGTTATGCGTTTGCGCTGGTTAACTTCCGGGGCGCTGTAGCAGGAAATATCTAAATAAACAAGGGGGTGTAAAAACCCCCTTTCTTTTATGGAGCGATGAAATGGAACAAAAGATTGAAACCAAGGCAGAAGAAACCAAAGAGGATGTAAAGGATAAAACCGAGGAATCTTCTAAAGAAGCCAAGAAAGAATATGTTACAATTCTTGGCCGCAAGTTTGAGAAAGTAAAGAATTTCAAAGCAGTTCATGGCTTTGATTTGCCTAAAGGTAAATAAAAATGAAAAGACAGCATAATGTTATCGACGACCGCAACGGTTTTAAGGTTAAAAACACCGAATGTGCTTATGAATGGAATGGGCTGCTTGTTCGCAAAAAAGACTGGGAGCCCAGGCATCCTCAAGATTTTTTGAGGGGAACTGCCGATAATATTGCTGTTTTAGACGCACGGCCCGACACTGAATCCGAGTTTGTCGGACTTTGCGGCAAACAGGTTCGTCCGGAGGATTTGGTTTAATGGCTACAAGCGGAAATACTAATTTAAGATTTAATAGAAATGAAGTAATCAGGCAGGCTCTTTTGATATGCCGTGTGGCTACGGAAGGCGAAGAAATGCAGCCTGAAATGATTACGAATGGAGCAATCGCTTTAAATTCGATTATTAAATCCTGGACAGCCCAGGGCTATCATTTATGGAAGCTTAAAGAGGGGACGCTGTTTCTCGAAAAAGGAAAATATAAATATAGCCTGAATCCCGATGGCGACAATGCAACCAATGAATATAATGAGAATATGCTTAAATGGTGTGTTCCCAAAGGCTCAAACCAGATATATTTACAGTTTCCAAATTTGCCGAGCATAGGGGAAAAAATTGCGTTCAGATTATGCGATAGGGAGTTTTTCTGGGCGAATGTGACTGAGATATTGGATGATAATGGCGTGGTAATCGATGAATTTGTGCCGGAGTGTCTGGAGGCATGTTCAAAAGTCATATATTACACCAATAAAATCATAAGGCCTCTCAAGATATTGGATGCCAGGAGAGTTGATAGCTTCGGTATTGAACTGATTATGCGGAACCTGGAAAGGGAGCAATACAATAAACTGACCGACAAAACGGCCATAGGAACCCCTGTAAATTACTATTACGACCCCCAGTTAAAGAACGGGTTTTTTTATGTATGGCAGGCGCCGGCAGATGGCAGAAGCATGATTAAGTTCACCTATGAAGAAGAATTCGAAATTTTTGATACTTCAAAAGATGAACCTGATTTTCCAATGGAGTGGTTTGAGGCTTTAACTTGGAATTTGGCACATAAATTATGCTTTCATTATGGTTTGCCAGATAATGAAAGAGACCGGATTAAAATTGAGGCGAAAGAAACGCTTACGGAAGCCAAGAGATTTGATGAAGAGGTTGGAAGTGTTTATATTCAGCCAGATTTAAGGAGTGTTAGGGGGGCAAATTAATGAGTTCTTTCAAAATGCCGTTAACCATACAGACTTATCAGTCGAGAGATAAAAGCGTATCCTCTCAAAGACTTTTGAATATGTATGTCGAACAAATGCCGGCTGATTCCAAAACCAGTGCGGTCTTGTTCAATACGGAAGGCTGCAAGCCATATATAAACATCACCAACAGTCCGATTTACGGCCTTCATTATATGTATCCTAATCTTTACAGTATATCCGGGATAGATGTTTATAAGCTCGATGAGGACGGGACAGTTACCAATATCGGCAATATCGGGGCAACAAACGGCATTGTAAGAAGCGCAGATAATGGAAGCCAGATACTTACAGTCAAGCCGAACGGAGAAGGATATATCACTACTGACAGCGCGGTTACGAAAATTGAGGATGAGAATTTTCCTGTTGCCTCGGATGTGGCTTTTATTGCTCAGTACTTTGTAGTTTCGCAGATGAACAGCGGCCGGTTTTATTGGAGCAAGCTTTTAGACGGGACGGTTTGGAGCGCTTTGGGATTTGCTACACAGGAAAGCAATCCGGATAATCTGGTAGGTTTGGCTGAGTATAGAGGTGATTTATGGCTGTTTGGCGATAAAACCACCGAAATTTGGCAAGTTACTGGAGACCCTGATTTGCCGTTCCAAAGAGTAGGGAGCGGTGTTCTCAATATCGGCTGCAAAGCAAAAAGAACCATACAAAAGGATAAGAATTCTCTTTATTGGCTCGGAAATGACTTGCAAGTCCATATGGCCCAGGGTTATGGAGAGCAAAGAATATCAACCCATGATATGGAAAGGGAATTTGAGGAAGTTTTTACAAATGAGAATATGACCAACGCATATTCTTTCACTTACTCAAAGAACGGTCATGATTTTTATGTGATTACGGTTCCTAACTCCAAAACTTATGTATTTGATACCACGACCAAAGTCTGGCATGAAAAGAAAACTTCTGATATCGAAACCTGGCTGCCGAGCTGCATAGCCTCTGCTTTTAGTATGGATATTGTCGGAGACAGTGCTACCGGTCGTTTATATACCCTGGATACCAACTATTTCAAAGACCGGGATAATGATTACATCGAGCGCGAAATCATATTCCCGACCGTATTCCAGAATTATGAGCGTATCATATATGATACGTTATATGCCGATATTGAAACAGGAATGACAAGGATTATTCAGGGGCAAGGTTCCAATCCCCAGGTTATGCTTTGCTGGAGCGATGATGGCGGAATAACCTTTAAAAGTGAGCGCTGGCGCAGTTTTGGGAAAATAGGAAGCTATAAAAAGATTGTCGAATGGCGGCAGCTTGGACAATCCAAACAGCGGATATTCAAAATCCGCATGACGGAGCCGGTCAAGTTTTCACTCTCAAGCCTTTATGTGGAAGGAGCCCAATGTTATGCCTAATCTGATTCCAAGTACGCAAACACAAATGGTTGCTGAAGATAGAAAGCCGGACGGCGTTTGGTATACCTTTTTAACCAATTTAGCAAGCAGTACAAACAAAATAGAAAATCAAAAATCTGCAATCAATTCTCTGACCGCGCCCACAACCGGTGGGGTTATTGATTCAGAGGCAAGAGCGCAGATTAATCAAATAATTCAAATTTTACAAAGTTTAGTTTAGGAGACATAAAATGGCATTTGACATTGGCGGCGCAATAGGCGGTGCTTCTTCCGGTGCTTCTTCTGGTGCAAGTTTAGGACCGTGGGGAGCTGTAGGCGGCGGAATTCTCGGTGGAGTTTTTGGTGGCTTTGGAAGCAGCTCTTCGAAGAAAAAGAAAGAAGCCGCAAGACAGGCTGCCCTTCAAAGGCAGATGCTCCAGGAAGGATACAACGATATCAGCGGCATGTATCAACCTTATATGCAGAGAGGGCTGGAAGGCTTTAGTAATTATGCCGATACATTAGCGGGAAATACGGGTGCTTTTAATGCTAGTCCATATGGACAAGCTTACAACCAGTATACGCTAGATAATACAATTAATCAAATCGAGGGGAATTCTGCAGCCGGCGGAAGCCTGTTAAGCGGGAATACTCTTAAATCGCTGCAGGAGAATATCCAGGCCATTCAATCCAATGATTATTTGAACAGGCTGAATCAATATCTGTCAAATAATGCAAGTTTGGGAAATATGGGATTTAACGCAACTCAAGGCTTGGGTGATTATCGATGGGGGTTGGCCGGCGGAAATGTCGGAATACAGAGCGGGTTAGCCGGCGCAAACATGGGAAATCTTAATAGCCAATATCAGGGATTACAGTCCGGAATTGGAACTTTTATGGATAAGCTTCCAAGTCTTATGAGCTTATTCGGCTAAGATAAATGGAATATATAGGAGATACTTATGGCACAAGGATTTAATTTGCCGACATTTCAGGAAATGTACAATGCCACATATAGTCCGAACACTCTTATGGATTATATGTCAAAAAGCAATGAATATACTGCGAAGAAACAGGCTACGGACAGGGCCGGCAGGGTTATGGGGATTGAAGATGCATTGGCGGCTCAAAATGCCAATCCATTATCTAAATTGCAAGTCTATAGTCCTGACCAAGCTAATAAGATTGACATTCATAACAAAGAAATGGAAGCAAGACTTCTTAGCGGAGTTGCCAAAGCTCCTAATCCTGAATTGGCTTATAAACAGGCATTGGCATATATGGCTAAGAACGGGCAGGACATAAGCGAATTACCATCTCAATGGTCTCCTGAAGCTCAACAGGCGATTGCGATGAGGACTTCTCTTGGGGCTGATTATAACACCGGCTTAAATAGAGAATTCCAAGCCGGCCAAAATGCTCTTAACAGAAGCCATGACTTTGCAAAGCTTAATTATGCAAATCAATTAAGCATGGGGCTTGAGGGCTTTAAAAGTCAATTAAAGGCTTCTGAACGTTCTCTATCTCCTTTGAGTGGTGATGCAGCAAAGACAGCAATGAATTTGCGAAAAGAAATTAAGCCAAAAGTTGACGCATATCGAGAAGTGGGAAATGCCTATAATAGGATGCTAAATGTTTCAGAAAATCCTTCTGCAGCCGGAGATTTATCTTTAGTTTTTAACTATATGAAAATGCTTGACCCTGGTTCTGTGGTTCGTGAAAGCGAATTTAGAAATGCTGAAAATGCTAAAGCTTGGTTTGACGAAAATAATACGCCTAACTGGATACGGACCGCTTATCAGAAAGCAAAAACCGGTCAATTCTTAACACCTGAACAAAGACAGGATTTCTTAAATCAGGCAGATAATCTTTTCAAGGCACAATCATCAAGCTTTAATGCTGATACTGAGTTTTATAGAAGAATAGCTCAAGATTCTGGTGTTGACCCAAGTTATGTAATAAATGACCCGTTTCAGGATTTGAGAAAAGAAGATAGTCAAAATAGAGGTTCACAAGCATCAGGGATGAATATTGGGGAAGTTTCCGATGGTTACAGATATCTTGGTGGAGATCCTAATAATCAGAGTTCATGGGAGAAAATCTAATGAAACCTTGGGAAAGAGACTGGAGTTCCTCAGCAGGAGCCAAGCCCTGGGAAAGGAATTGGGATAACGATGGGCAATCCAGAAAAATTGAAACAACACCCGAACAACGTCAGGAAATTGACCGGAATATTGCTAATTATGAGAATAGATATCGGGAAAATCCTACGCTGGGAAGAGCGCGTAATCTATTATCAAGTAATCCTTTAACCGCTCCGGCTACAGCCCTGCTGAATAAAGCTGTTCTTAGCAATCCTAGGCAGTTTGTTGAAGGATATGGTGAAGGATTAGGATTGGGAGCAGAAGAAGCCGCTCAAGGGTATACCCTGGGCGGTTATGGATGGTTAAATGAAGCAATGGGTGGAAATTTTGCAGAAAGAGAAGCTGAAAACCAAAGATTAGCCGAACAAGCCGGGCTTGGGGGTGTTAATACT